TCGCCCTTCGCGGCCTGCTCCACCGCCGCGCAATACGCCTCCGGGTCGTCCTTATCCGCGTTCGCTGCCACACACGCAGCGAAATCCCGGTAGCCCGCGAACGGCACAACACCCCCCTCTCGGCGGCTAGCTGTCCGCGCGGCTGCCCGCCGCCGCGATCATCGCCTCCCGCGCCGGCAACACCTCCGACTCGTACCAGCCGAGCAGCTCCTCGGCGTCGTCCTCCTCCTCGTCCAGCTCGAACAGCACCCCGTCGACCTCATCGTGATCCGGGTGCGACCGCCGATGATCGAAGCCGCCCTTCCAGATCTCCAACGGGATGCCATCGGGGAACGCCGCGCACACCGCCGTCGACGACCCCGTATCCGGGTCCTCCCCCACCTCGCCGCGCACAAGGTGCCGGCAGGCGAAGCAGATCGTGCCCACACCAACAGCCATCGTCATCCCTCCTGGTCCTCAAGCCGCGCCGGCTCAATCCAGCATCGGCAATTCGGGTGCTGCGGAGGCCGGGCGACCCCCGTCGAGAACGAACCGTCCCACGGGACCACCTCCCCCGCAAGCTCCTCGCACACCTCGCACGGGTCCGCCTCAGTGAGCCACACCTTCCGGGCGTCCGCAGCCAGAACCCCATCCTCGATCGCCTGCGCGATCGCCTGCTCCCGCCCCAGGTTCGTCGCCTCCATGATCTTCGTGCGCGCATCCCGCTCCGCAGCGTAATCGGCGAGCTGCCGCGCATGCGCGATCGCCCGGTCCTGCGCCCGCTTCCGGTCCGCGTCCGTCTCAGCCTCCGAGAACGCCGCCGTCAACCGCTGCATCGCCGAGCCGGCCTCCCGCTCCCCCAACCCGAACGACTCCACCATCGTCTCCACCGCCGCGTCCACCGGCGGCTGCACCTCCGCGCGGGTCCACCGGCGCGCCGCCTCCCGCAGCCCCTCCTCCGCGGTGCGGCGCGCCCGCTCCGCGGCCTGCTCCAGATCCATCTCCACCCACTGGCGGGTGCGGTCCCGACGGCGGCGCCACTCCACCGTCGCCGCCGCAGCCGCGCCGATCCCCGCAGCCGCGACCGCCCCCGACCGGTCGACCTCCTCCTCCATCGGCCCGAACGCCTCGTCGCGGTAGTCCTCCACAAACCCCGCCAGATCGAACCCGTCGACGACCGACGGGATGTTGCCCTGCCGCAGCAGCCGGCGGATCATCGCCCAATCGGCGGTGTCGGCGACCCCCTTGCGGGCACGCCGGATCGCGTCGCGGTAACGGCGCTCCACCCCCAACAGCGGAGACCCGGCCGGACGGTTCGCCGGGTCCAGCCGGGCGGTCTTGACCAGCCGCCCGCCCCGGCTGCGGGGCGACGGTGGCCGCGCCAGCCGGGGACGACCGATCACGTCGGCCCCGGCGCCTCAGCGTCGGCGGGCGGCGCCGCCGGCGGCGGCTCCGCGGCCTCCTCACCCGGCGCGTCCGCCGCGCCGTCCGGGTCGACGCCGGGGGCGGGCGGCGGCTCGTCCATCGGCTCGTCGCTGCGCGGCGGCGCACCCAGCCGCTCCCGCACCCACTCGTCGAGCGCGTCGTCGGGGAACGCCTGCCAGCCAGCGTCCGCGAGCGTCTTGATCGACCCGAACAGATCCGACGCCTCCTGCTCAGAGATCGGCCCGTAGGTGAGCTGCGGCGGCAACCGCAGATCCATCCCGTTCAGCGCCAACGTCCGCGGGATCAGATGCCGGTTGAACACCCCGACGATCGACTCGACAAACGCCTCCAGCGACGCCTCGAACAGCTCCATCTTCGAGGTGCCCAGCGCCTGCGTGCCTACCCGCTCATGGCCGAGCAGCAGGAAGTCCGCCAGCACCGACATCGCCATCCGCTGGTCGTAGCGGGCCACCGTCGAGTCGAGGTCGAACTGGCGGCGGCCGCCCGTCGACAACAACGTGAGATCGTAGCGGCGGTTGCCGCGATCGTCGTAGGCGAGCGGGAACACCAGCCCCTCATCCTCGTTGCGGCGCACCGACCGGACCGTCTCGCGGATCTGCTGCAGCACCCGCTTCTCGTCCGCCGACGCCTGCGACGACAGCAGGTTCGCGGGCACCCACGCGATCGGCAGCCCGGCGAGGTCCCGCTCGATGCCGATCCCCTCGATCCGCTCGATGGACTTCTTGAACCACCACGGGCGGAACGCGTTACGGAGCATCGAGCGGCCCTCGGGGTTGCCGCGGGCGGTGGTAGTGCGGAACAGCGCCGACCGGCCGATCGGCAGGTACCGCCAGCGGCCCCCCAACGGGTCGCGCTGCCACATCCCATGCACCCCGCCAGCCTCGTCGAACTCCCACTTCTCCCGGCTGGTCGCCGGCCGCGGAGCGATCTTCCGCCAGCCGACCAGCCCGTCGTCGTAGGCGCTGTCGCGGCCCTCGGTGCCGTCGCGGGACCGCCGGCCCCGCCTCCGCTTGTAGACCACCTCGCTGTAATTCCAGCCGTAGGTGAACATCTCGTCGGTGATCGCCGCGAGCGTGTCCTGCCAGCTCTGGCTCATATCGTCGAACAGCGACTCGACGAACACCACCCGGTCAGCGTCGGGCTCCTCGTCGCCGTCCTCATGCGGCTGCACCGTCCACTGCAACCCGCGGATCTTGTTCTCGACCGCGAGGATCATCCCGCCGATCACCGGGTCGTTGTCGCGCATCTCCCGGTAGAAGTCGATGGCGCGGTCGCCGCGGAGCTGCGGCAGCCGTTCCTCGTCGACGTAGCCGCCGTACTGCCGCAGCCCGGTGATGCCCAGCTCGTCGGTGAGCGGCCCGTGATCGTCGCTTCGGCGTACCGCCTTGTCGACAGCGGCGGCGTGCCCGTTACCGGCGGCGGTGTCGTCGGTCATGCCGCGCAGGGTACACGGTCGCAGGCCGCCGCCCCGCCCACCTTCCCGCCGGCGGCTACAGCGCCCACAGATCCTCCCCGGCGCCGATGCCCTGCGGCGCGAAGTCGCCGTCGGCTTCCACCCAGCGGACGATCTCGTTGAACGCCCCCGACAGCGCGTCGACCTGGTCGTCGTGGCCGCCCGCCTCGGTCCCGAACGGCTCCACCTCATCGAAGAAGTCGTCGTTCCACGCCGCCGACACCAACGCGACGTTGCCTACCCGCGCCTGCGACGCCACCCCCGTCGCGCGGGTCTCCTTGTCGCCCGTCGACCGGCGCCCCTCGAAGTCGGCGCCGGGCAGCACATGCCGCCGGTAGTAGCTGATCAGCGCCTTACCTGAGCCGCCGCCCTCCTCCTCCATCCGCACCGGCACCCGGCGGCCGTCCCGCCGGTGCGTGCCGGCGACCAGCCGCTCCACCGCATCCGGCGCCACCCGGTCGCGGACGACATCCTCGACCCACCAGCGGCCGTCCTTCGACCGGGCCAGCAGCAGCCCGACCGTCCAGTCCGGGTCGACGTTGTCGACGCTCGGCTCCGTCGACGCGATGTCCCAATAGCGGACCCGGTGGGCGATGGTGTGCTCGGGGACCTCGGAACGGTCAACCGTCGGGAACGTGTCCCGGCTGAAGTAGCCGCCGGAGCGGCGGGCGTGCCAGTCGCCGCGCTCACGCTGCGCCCGGGTGACCGGGTCGAGCTGCGCCAACGACCTGCGGTACGCCTTCTCGTCGACCGCCGGGTTGTCGGCGAGCTTGGCGGGGATGAACCTGCGCTGGTTCGTTGGCGGGGGGACGACCAGCCGTCGGTGAACCCACGCGTGGCCGCGGCCGCCCGGGTTCGACGCGCCCCGCATCCGCAGCGGCACCGACGCGAGCGGCTTCGCGCGGTCGCGGGGGCGCCGCAGCCGGCCGAACATGAACCGGTACTGGAACTCGCTGAACTGCGTCAGCTCGTCCATGCCGATGAACTGGTACTCCGCGGAGTCGTAGCGGTACACGTCGTTGTCGGTTTCGAGGTAGCCGAACACCAGCCGGGCGCCTGAAGGAAACGTCCACGACCGGTCCCGCGCCGACCACTTCGCGTCCGAGCCGCGCAGCCACGCGTGCGACCGGTCCATCAGCGCGCCGGGCTCAGCGAGGTCACGGAACGTCTTGCGCATCAGCAGCGCGGTGTAGCCGGGCACCTCGACGAACTGCAGCGCCGCCATCAGCAGCGCCGAGCTTTTGCCGCCGCCGGCGGCTCCGCCGTACAGCGCTTCCAGCCCGAAGAACAGCAGGAAGCGGATCTGCTGGCTGTTCGGTTCCCCGCTTCGCGCGTCAAGCGGCGACTCGGGGCTGTAGGGGATGCGCAACAGCCGTTCGGCGGTGGCGAGCTGCTCACCGGTCAGCGTCGCGGGGGCCTCCGGGGGGGTGTCGGTGGCGGTCATGCCGCCTCACACGGTCGCAGAGGGTCAGCCGTTGATGACAGGCGGGTCGGCGGGTTCGTTGTTGCGGAGCACGGGGAGCTGCGGGTCGAGAGCGGCGGCGCGGGCGACGCACACGTCGGCGTAGGCGGGGTCCAGCTCGATGAGGCGGGCGCGGCGGTTGCGGCGGTGGCAGGCGACGAGGGTGGAGCCGGCGCCGCCGAAAATGTCGAGGACGGTCTCGCCGATGGCGGTGGAGTGGACGAGGCTCTGTTCGATGAGGCTGACCGGCTTCATGGTGGGGTGCTCGGGGCTGCGGGCGGGGCGGGGGTGCTCCCACACGCTGTCGAGGTCGCGGGTGGACGGGGTGTGGTGGGCGGCGCCGGGCTTCCAGCCGTACAGCAGCATCTCGTGGCGGTAGTGGAAGTCGGCGCGCCCCATCACGAACCGGTCCTTGACCCACACCAGCGCGTGGCGGCCGAGGCCCTCGTCGAGAGCGGCGAGAGAGTTGAGGAAGTGCCGGAGCTGCGCGCCGGCAGCGCAGACGTACCACACGCCGCCGGGCCGGCACCACTCGTAGGCGTGCCCGAACGCGTCGTCGAGGAAGGTGCGCAGCTCGGCGCCGGTGAGGTCGTCGTTGGTGACGGCCTTCCCGTCGGTGCGGCGGCCGCCCTTGCCGCCTGACATGGCGTTCTGTGCTTCCTGCAGCTCGGCGAGGTTGACGCCGTACGGCGGGTCGGTCCACACCATGTCGACCAGCGCCCCATCGGCGGCCAGCAGCGCCTCATAGGCGCCCGGCTCGGTGGAGTCCCCGCAGACGATCCGGTGCGGGCCGACGTCCCACACGTCACCGACGACGCTGACCGGCTGGTAGCCGTCCTCGGGCAGATCCGCGTCGTCGGGGTCGCCGCCGCCCGGCCCGTCGCTGTTCGCCGCGTCGATGATCGCCGACATCTCCGCGGCGGTGTAGCCGGTGCCCGCCACCGCCGAAGCGGCCTCGGCGACGTCGGAGGCCTCCAGCACCGCCTCCAGCACCGCCGCGAGCGCGTCGGTGTCGTAGCTGCCGAGGTCGGAGGTGCGGTTGTCGGCGAGCATGATCCGCCGCGCCTCGTCATCGTCGACGTCGAGGTAGGTGACGTCCACCTCAGCCCAGCCGAGCTGCCGGATCGCCTGCAGCGTGTGGTTCCCGGCGATCACCAGCCCCGACGAGCGCTGCACCAGCAACGGCCGGAACTGGCCGTTGACCGCCACCGACTCGGCGATCCGGTCAACGTCACCGATCCGCGGATTGTCCGGGTGCAGCTCCACATCGTCGACAGCGACCCGCTCAACGGCGAGCTGATGGTCGACCGGGGCGGCGCTGCTCATGGCTGCTCCTCATCCTCGTCGGCGTCCACGTCGATGACCTCACCGGTGACCTCGGCGCCGAGCGCGTCCGCGACCGCGTGCAGCGCCTTGATGACCTCCCGGCCTTCGTCCTCGCTGCGGGACTGCGTCTCCAACACGCCGATGTTGACGTTGTCGGGCTGGTACAGGCCCATCAGCCGCGCCCGCCGATCGACGATCTGCAGGAACGTCCGCACCGCCAGCAGGTCGGGGTCCCGGGCGATGATCTTGGGCCACACCGCGGAGGTGACCTGGTCGAGCCGCATCAGCTCCAGCCGCCGGTGCTCCTCGACGGTCTCCGACCCCCACCGGTGCAGCGCCCGCTTGACGGCGTCGTAGGCGGTCTGCGTGGCGGTGTTCATCTCCTCGCCGATCGCCTTGTACGACAGCCCAGCCATGCGGAGCTGCACGGCGCGGACGTCGTTGGCGGCGAGGTCGAGGTCGCCTCCGCGGGCCTGCGTCAGCGCGCCGGGGCCCTTGTCGTTGCCGCGGTGGCGGTGCCGTTCGGCGGCGCCGTTGCCGTCGAGGCGGGGGGCGGGCCG